CTGTCTAAGTTCTGGCTTATGTCTCTAGCGTCTGTAAAAGTCTCGTAACGCTCCAAGCCTGAAACATCATTATTTACATAAGCATAAATACGGTCATTACCCTCGCCCTCGCCGCCTACCAGCGTCATGTTTGAATAATTTTCACTTTCATACAGATACTCAGTGTTTGAAATGTTCTCAAAATTATCACTAAATACTACATAAGGTCTTTCTGTCTGATTATATGACCGATCTACACCCTTATAAATTTCTACTGTTAGCTTATTATCAGTTATGTATATATCCCAACCATAACCATAAGTTTTACAGATTTCTATAACAGCCTCGTCTAGCTGTTTATTTGATATCTGTAGGTCAATCTGCTCAAGATAGCCTTTAGGTTCTGCGTGCTGCATATTTGGTATAGTTCTCGTAGGCTCTACAGGGTTAATGGCATTAGCACCAATCAAACGTCTCAAGGCATACTCCACAGAGTCAGTTATAATATATCTCCCCCACACTATACGCTGGTTTAATATAAACTTAAGTTCACGCCCTGTAACACAGTAAAAGTCGCCATTTTCTACATCTGTGATGAGCTGTAGATTTTTGATAATCATAACGTTTTTATAAGTGGTTACGCCGTTTTCTACGCTGATATCTGAGGACCGTACCACATACCAATTTTCTCTCAATAAACCTACCGCTTTATCAGTAGCTCCCAGATATATCTCAAAATCACCTATGTCATAGTAAGCCGGACGCCAGATAATACTTACATACTCGTCTACTACACCCTGTAACTCTAAATTTTGATTTAATACATAAATATTATTCATAGGCTATACCCCACTATATAAGACAGCTGTAGTAAAAGTGAGCTGTAAATTACTGTTACCGCTGTCAGCGTCATAAGTAAATACATTGTCACCAGACTCTAACACAAACCATGAGCTATCCTGAGCCATATTCCCTAAAGCGTTATAAGTAACTCCGTCTCTGATCAGCCCTATAGACTTTTCGCCTACATTAGTGTTAATAACCAGCGTGTCACTTGCTAACATGGTAAAATTGAGCTTTAAGTGTGTCCTTTTTAACACATCATAAATAACAGGATTGACCACTGTACCAGTAGCAAATAATTTAATAATTACCCCAGTTTCAATATCTCCAATATTTACAATGCTCTTACGCTGATTAGTGGTAATAGCTGAAATTTCCACACCAGCCTTAGAAATGCTAAACGGAAATTGAAACAAACTGGACACATCACCGAAAGTAGTTACTAAATAATCTACGTCTTTAAAGTAAGGTTTAGGGCAAATAATACTTATCTGCGCCACCTGTTTATTAGCAAACGGATTGCACTCTATAAGCTCTACAGCACCCTCTATAAAAACGTCTCTGGAGTCATTACTAAAATATATCTTTACAGTCTTTTTTACTGGAAAATACTTATACAAGTTAAGACGGTTAGCCTCTACATCACCCTCTACAGTCATATAAATAACTATATTACGGTTTTCCAGTCTAACAGAGTTAATACTACTACCGTCCATAGTAGTATTAACTGAGCTGTTAATGGTAGCTTTAGGAGGTGTAAGACCGTCAATTTTATAAACAGTATAATTTCTGTTATTTGTAAGCTCTAAAGTGTCTCCTCTGTCATTCTCAACCTTTAAAGTATACATGTCTTAATTACCTCCTCCGGCAAGCGTTAATACATTTTTAGTCTGTCTGTAAATATCCAGTCTGCTAAGCTGTTTTGGTGCGTTAATAGTCTGATAGAAATTATTGACCACGCCGCCCCTTGCGCCTCCAGTACCGCTTAAAGTAGTGGTAGCTGTCTGCAAGCCAGCTCTGGCACTTCCCAAAGTGTCCACAGTTAAATCTTTCATGGCTCTTAATGCGCTCTTAGCATTGTCTGAGATACCTACAGCTATGCCCTCCGGCAACCACTTGCCCACTTCTTTAGCCATAACTTTAGAGGGTGAGGCAATGCCAAATTTATCCTTTAAAAACTGTGTCACATCACCGACAAAACCGCTAATTTTATCCTTTAACCACTGTACTTTATCAGAAATACCGTTCCATAAACCAGCCACGACATCAGAGCCTACAGACTTGATTTTATCTGGAATTTCTTTGACCTTAGATATAAGTTTGTCTAAAATTTCCTGTCCAGCCTCACGTGCTTTACGTCCTAAATCACTCCTCCACTGAGAAACTTTTGACACTACATTAGTCAACCATGTCCACACTTTAGCCGGCAGCTGTTTCACGTACTCAATAACCTTGTTAATGAAATTTAAAGCTGTTTCTTTAGCCTTAGCTATCATGTTAGCTCGCCATGTAGTCACTTTAGTTACCACATTAACCAGCCACGTCCAAACTTTAGAGGGTAACTGTTTAAAAAACTCAATGAGATTATTTAAAAAGTTAGTTCCAGCCTCTTTAGCTTTATTTAGCATATTAGTACGCCATGCGTTTACCTTGTTAATGGTATTTGTCAACCATGTGCTTACTTTCTCAGGCAACTGTTTAAAGAATGAAATAAGATTTTCTAAAAACGCCTTACCGCCCTCATAAGCCTTAACAGGTATAGCTATCATAGTAGCTACAATAGCAACTAAAGCATTATAAAGAAATTCCTGTATTTTCGCCGGCACTTGTTTAAAGAATGTGACAACATTATTTAAAAATTCCAGCCCCATTTCTAACGCCTTAGTGATCATGTTGATTTTCCACTGCTGTACATTCGTTATGACATTATTTAAAAATGTCCATATTTTAGCTGGCAACTCGGCAAAAAACTGCAAAGCCTTGTCTAAAAATTCTGGTATAGTCTCAGTAAAAAATTTACCTATAGCCTGTATAGCTGTACTGCACACACTCTTAATTTTTTCCCAGAGATTTATCCAAAACGCTCTAAATGACTCAGAATTTTTCCAGAGGCTAATAAACGCTACAATTAAACCGGCTATCAGCGCCACGATAATACCGATAGGGTTAAGGCTCATAGCTAAATTAAGCGCATACTGAGCTACTGTCATGCCTTTCATTGCGCTAACTACACCCTGTATAAGACTGACCACCTTAAAAGCCATAAAACCGGCAGCAATGCCAGCCAGACCAGCTATAACAGAGTCTTTATTAGCTAAAAACCACTGTACACCCTCTTTGATAGTCTCTAGCCCATTGTCTACAAACTCAGCCACGCTGTCTGTCAGGGTCTTTATGCCCTCCTGAGTGGCTGGGTCGTTTAACCATTCCTCAAATTTTGCAGCTACATCACTGATAATAGGGAGTAACTTGTCACCTAAAGGCATTAAAATGCTTGTCTGGAGGTTTCTGCCCAGACCAGCCATGGCGTCACCTACAGAGTCGTATTTAATAGCGTTAATTTCTGCCATAGAGTCCTTAGTCATATTTATCTGACCGTTAGTGTCCATTAAAGCACTTATAGCGTCAGCTCCTAAGTCCTCCCACATTGTGCCGAACACAGACACGCCTAATTTATAACGCTCTGTCTCATCTTCGACACCCATAATAGCCTCAATCATTTTATTAACAGCACTCTGAGCGCTCTCGCCGCCCTCATTAAATTCAGCCTGTAGCCCTTTAACTTCTTTTTGGGTCAGTCCTAATGCTTTTCTGTTTTCCTCTAATGCGTCAGTTACAGTGCCGTCACTAAAACGGATATTCATTTCTTTAACAGCGTCACCCAGTTTATCTACTGACCATGTACCAGTTTTAGCACCGTTAGCCAGCATATTAAACATGTCGTCTGCCTCATATCCAGCACTGGCAAACTGTACAGAGTACTCGTTAATAACATCCAGCAAATCACCATTCTGGTTAAGCCCATTTTGTGCGCCCTGAGCTATGAGGTTAAAAGCATAATCGCCGTCAATACCAAATTGATTTATCAATGAATTTACAGCCCTGATAGACTCATCAACTTCAAAATCAAACGTATCACGCAATACTAAAGCGTCTCTGGTTAATATTTCTAAGCCCTCAGCACCTAACCAGTCACCCATAGTATTTTTTACAGTAGCCATAGCGTCTGCTATATCCTCAAAGGACTCACCATAATTACCCTTATAGATATTTTTCATGACGCCCTCAAACTCAGCCATGTCATCAGCTGTAGCCCCAGTAGACGCCTGAAAATTATTCATAGCCTTATTAGCCTCATCACTAAAAGACACAAGGCTACTGATACCCTGTTTAAGTCCGTCCACCAACTGAGTCAAAGCATTGCCGACAAATTCAGCCACAGCACCCTTAAGAACAGTAAAACCGTCTCCGGCGTCATCAGCCTCAGTACCCACATCAGCTAACACGTCCGCTACGTCCTGACCTGTCTTAGCTGCAATTTTCTCAGCCTCAGAAACTTCTTTTAATGCGTCCTCATAGCCAGATATCTCATTCTTAATTTTGTTTACTACCGCTCTCTGGTTATTGAGTTTAGTAGCATACTCCAACGCCTCTTTAGAGTTTTCACCATACTCTTTTTTTACTTCCTCTAAAGTTTTCTCATACTCATTAAGTACCGTTTCCTGAGACTTTAAGTTGCTATTTAACTGTTTCAGTTTGGCGCTAATGCCATCACTAGACTTACTCCAATCGTCCATAGTGGAGCTTACGGCTTTAAACTCACTATTTGCATAGGCTACCTGTTTTCTCGCCTCTTGCATGGACTTTTTAAGCTCTGATATATCTACCTTAAATTTAGTTGTGGTTTCATTATTTGCCATATCCTCACCACCTTTTAAAACCAGTTGTCACCAGCCGGACGCCTAATCACTTTGTTACCTTTAGACTCTTTACTGTTACGCTTGTTATGGCTTATTGTGTTATTGATAAGCTCAAACACATCCTCAGCCGGATAATCTAATAACTTAATAGGGTCTAACCCTGTAAAAGTCTCACAAAGTGACTTGTTGATATCGAAAAACATTTCTGACAGCGTAATATTTACGCTGTCGTCTCCACGTTTTTTGAGTTATTACCCTTTAAACTGTTGAGCTTTTCCGCTCCCCACTTATAAATTTCAACACCTACAGCGCCCAGCTCAGCCACGTCTACACATTCCAACTCTGAGTCCGTTACGCCGAAAGTGGCTTTAATAATCTTGTCCAGTTTATCCAGTGAGCCGGTCACAAATTTAAAAATATCGTCCTCACTCTTAAGGTCCAGCGTGTCCAATGTCTGACCGATATACATAGCAACTCTGTAAGGGATTTTAAGGCGGTCTGCCTCAGCCACCCTCTTAACCTCTGTTAATGTGTCATCTGTATAAATATTTAAAACTAACTCCATAGTGTGTTTTCCTCCTAATCTTTAAAAACAGCGGCGGTGATCTGCCGCCGCTATTCATTACTTTTTAAACTGCTGTTGTCTTTTTAACTGTGCTAGGTGTCTGCACAGTTGCGAAAAATTCCGTTTCGTTCTGTGGGTTGATATCCTGTTCAACATTGACAGCCTTAACCGTTCTCATTTTGGTTACGCCGTTTTTAACAAGTGCAAATTTACACTGTGTGTTAATGCCGGTGTATACCAATTCCTGACCGTTTGCGTCAGTGCCGTCATCTTCTGTAGCGTGAGTAGATGATGGGATGTTAAACGTACCTTTTAACCGCCATACAAATACTTCTGTGCCGTCAGTACGCTTAGTAATGTAACCGATAGCCCAGTACTCGCTTTCTCTTTCACCCTCAACAAACATGCCTAAATTTTCGTCATAAAACTGACCTGTAATGTTTGCCAATATATCAAACGGGATGGCAGAAAGAGCCATAGTTACTGTATCAGCACCTACAGAGTCAATAACTACCGCCGGCACATTGTCATAATAATGCGGCTCTGAGCTTGCCTCTGTCTCTTTTCCAAGTTCAGACACGCCGGCAATAGGGATTGGAGTGTCAAACTCCATGCCGGTAGAGTCATCTTTAATAACTCTGGCTGCTACTAAGCCTCTAATACCTCTGTACTCATAGACTTTCATAGTTTAATTACCTCCTGTTTTTAAGTTTTGTTTTCAAAACTTTTGATTTAAAAAATTTACTGTTCCTGTATGTATAATGCCGCTATGCCTCTGCCGGTGTGTGTAGGCTCATCACTAGCCACATCATAACCAGCGCCGCTTACTATAAAGCCCTTAGCTCTCAACAACTTCTTAGCCTCTAACAGCTTAGTGTTTACTAATAATGGGTCTTTGCTGTAAAAATTAACGCTGTAATCCCACAAGATAGCATTTTCGTCATTATCATAGTGGCGGCTGCCGTCAGCCGAATTATTCCAGTAAGTAAAAAAGTGGTCAGGGTAAGACTGATCTGGTAACAGGCTACCTTGCAGATTGACAGGAAAACCTAACGTTTCCAGCGTGCTTATCAGTAAATCCTCCATATCTTAGCCCTCCATAACTTTTTTAATATGCTCGTTAATAATCTCAGCCTGTATTTTTGCCACTTCTTTCTGAGTCTTAGCCCCATAAATGGCATTTTTTAAACCTTTTACTGGTTGCATACGTGGTGTACCATGCATAAGAAAAATACTTTTAAGCCCTGACTTATCAAAATCAAAGCCCACATTAGCAATGCCTGTAAGACCATTCCACTCTACGGTCATGTCTTTATCCAGAGACTCTTTAGTGCCACCAAAAGAGTATTTGCCTTGAGCCGGCAAGTTAGTGCTAAGCATGGTCTTTTCAATCTGCTTATTGACATATTCTTTAGACTCAATAAGAGCATTTTCAACAGCTGCCGCCGTATTCTTACCGCCGCTCAGTGCGTCTAATTTAGCTATGGTTTCCTCCCAGCCGTCAAATTTTAAGCCGATTTTATTACGT